TAAACCCATACAAGGTGGGATAAGAACATGGCACTTCGAAGGGTAACACCTGGACTAAAAAGTAAAACTCTAGCGACATCCAGAGTTCGGAAGAACAGTGATATTGATTTACTGTTCAAACCCAAACCTGGAGTCGTTAATGACCCTGTCTATCGATGGGACCCAAGAAGTCAGAGAATGGTTCTGGTTGAGGGGCAGATGGTTGGCGACGTCTATAAGAAAGAAGATGCTGCTGCTGTCGTACAGTCCGTTGAAAACATACTTCTCACTAACGACTTTGAGAAACCATACCTCCCCTACTTCGGGGCCAACATTCGTTCTATGTTGTTTGAGACGGTAGAGAACTATACTGAAGAGTTGGTTCGTTCTGAGATAATAAAATCTGTTGAGATGTATGAACCAAGGGCAACAGTAATGGACGTGACTTTCTGGGACAGTACTCAACAGTTGCCGCAGGGTATGGTAATTCTCAGGGAACAGATACACAACAGCGTGGTTATCAAAGTAGAATTCCAAATTGACAATTACCAAGAATCTTTCGTAGCGAAAGTCAACATGAACAGGTTGCGCTAATATGACAACACCAACAACAATAAAATCGTCAGACTTAGATTTCCAGGATCTGAAAGAAACTCTGAAGACATTCCTGAAAGAGTCGGGAGAGTTCAACGACTATGACTTCGAGGGTGCAGGTCTCAGCAACATCCTTGATGTTCTGGCGCACAACACTCACCTTATGGCGCTAATCGCAAACTTTTCTCTCAACGAATCGTATCTCGTTACTGCGCAATTGCGCCCTTCTGTCGTTTCTCTCGCGGAGTCATTGGGTTATATTCCTGACTCAAAGAAGTCAGCAGAGGCAACAGTCAACTTAACAATTAATGCGGTGGGTGTCCCTGGATTAGCAGAGGTGGCAGTTCTTCAACCTGGAGAGTTGGTGCTGCGAGGTAGTAAAGATGATATCGATTACACCTTCACCAACCGAGACGCATTGATCGCAAACGCACAGGGAACAGGTGTCTACACCTTCTCGCCCTTTGATGCTCCCGACGAACCCATTAAGGTTTATGAGGGCGTTGAACGAAATCAAGACTTTATCGTTGGTACCGAAGAAGACATTGTCTATGTTGTCCCTGACCCATCCATTGATATCGAAACAGCAATCATCAAGGTGTTCTCGGACCAAGGTTCTTCCGTAGTTGATGGAGGTTCAGCATTCAACATCTATACTAACCTGTTGGATGCCACCACCATTGACGAAGCATCTCGACTGTACGTGTTGCGCGAAGCACCAAATGGTTATTATGAGTTGACGTTTGGTAACGGCAACTCTCTTGGTGAGGCACCGACTGCTGGTAATGTCGTGAACGTAAACTACCTGCGCAATAGAGGCAAGGAAGCAAACAGCATTCGATCGCTCACCCTGAAGCAACCTATCAGTATTAGTGAGACCGAAATCAGTCCCGACAATATTGCGGTGACAATGCTTTCTACTACCGCAGGTGGTGGTGACAAAGAAACAATTGAATCGATCCGAAAGAACGCGCCATTCCAATATGCTGCGCAGAACAGAATGGTGACATCCCTAGATTACTCTTCTTTGATCTTGAAAAAATTCTCTACGTTTATTGAGGATATCAAGTCTTGGGGTGGAGAGGATGACCCCAAACCAGATTTCGGGAAGGTGTTCACATCAATCGTTTGGAAAGAAGGACTTGACAACTCTACAATTGCTGATGTGCGCAAGGGCATTATTTCTCTTGCTGACGACTTCTCTATCGTTTCATTTGACCTGAAGTTTACAGACCCCGCTACGACTTATATTTCAACACAGACATTCTTTCAGTTCAATCCATCCATGACTGGTATCAATCAATCTACGATTCGATCAAATGTTGAGACAAACATAGCAAAATATTTCGAAGAAAACACTGGTAAGTTCGATCAAGTATTCCGTCGTTCAAATATGCTCACGGAAGTAGATGCCACTGACCCTTCTGTTCTTTCTTCAAGGTCCAATACAATTATTCAAAGAAGGTTTTTGCCCCTACTCAACTTTGAGTATAATTATGAGCAGACCTTTCCTACAGCACTACAGGTACCTGAAGCATCCGCAGAAGCAACCATATCTTCTTCTCTGTTCACCTACAAGAATCAGATCTGCTTTATTCGCAACAAGTTGCTCGACCGAGTTAGGTTGACCGAACAGAATCAGGCAACACAGTTTAGGGTTGGACCTTCTCGCGCACTTGAGGTGGTCACACAATCAGGTCGTGTGTTGATTGAAAACGTCGGAGAATATTTCCCCGAGTCAGGCAGGGTTGTGATTACTGGACTGAAAGTTCAGAATGTCCCAGGAGGCAAAAACTTTATAAAACTGTTTGCTGTCCCTGCAAACCAATCGGTGGTTGTTTCTGAGTTGAATAACATTATTAAGTTCGACCCCGAAGAGTCGTTCACCAAGGCAATCGTTGTTGAGACCAGATAATGCCGTTAGATAAAACACTAACAGATAACTATCGCCGCAAACTTGACTTTGACAAGTACCACGTCTTTGAGGTTCTTCCAGGTCACTTTGATGACAAGTATCCAGAACTATCCAAGTTTCTGATCAAATATTATGAAGCACTCGAAGAAAATGATATGCCGACGGAGGCGCTCAACGACCTCTTGTTGTCGAGAGATATTGTTGTTGCAAGAGAAGAGTTTCTGACGTTCATTGCAAATGAGTTGCTGTTGGGTAAACCGTACTTCGAGTCTTTCAACGACAAAAGAACAGCACTACAATACTCAAACCTTCTATATCGATCAAAGGGCACAGAGTATTCGATTCGTCAGTTCTTCCGTATCTTCTACGGTTTCGATATTGATGTTCGATACGGTAAGGATGAGATATTCTACCTCGGCGATCCTCTGGAAGAAGTTCTTATCTATGACGGTGCTGGAAAACTGGGTGGATCCAACTTTCCATACACTTTCTTGGGTGCCGATGTAAGTGTTGAAATCAAGAAATCATCCGGAGAATGGGTCTTATTGCGGCAAGATTTAGATTATTATATGGACTTTACTAATCGGTTCATCACTCTGCGCAGGATCGACCGAACCTTGGTATTTGTTGGAACTTCTTCTTCTCAAAAAGTACCTGCTGAAGAATACCTGGCACCAAACGATCCAATCGTTCGAGAGATGAACGACAATGCTTGGTTGCCTGAAGATGCCGAGTTGAGAATCACTACTGTCCGAAACACACCATACACCACTATCGGTTCAGATGTTACAGATAAGAAGATAACAAACAATAAATTCTATCAGTTGTATGCACTGCTAATTGAAACTCCTGTTGGCGTAAGCACTTGGAGAGAAGCATACAAGACCTTTGTCCACCCAGCAGGAATGTATCTTGCTGGACAGGTGGTCATCTTGTCGGAATACGATTTCAACCTCGGACCACAAGAGTCGATCATCGAACCACCACCGCCAGTAGAGATTATAGAGAGGGCACCAATTTTCGACAAACTATTCAGAAAGAGCGGTATACTCAACACCGATATCACCGAGATCGCTCCTGGACCAGCAGACATACAAGAGCGTGGAGGACAAATACGGACGCAACCAAACGATATGTACTCGTACAAGAATGTCGAGAAGTGGCACTTACAGTATCCGAGCATACACCGCGCAGATGTAGCGGATGGTCGAACGTTCGACGAAGTGGCGCCAGATCTCTCCAACACTATGAACTTGTTGGATGAGAATAACTATCACTACTCATACTATGATAGTGCTTGGAACTCTAACTTCAATGCAGCATGGTTTGAATATCCAACAACTCCCATCGGCGCACCAAGAATCGGACAATTTGGTGAGGTACTTATTATTGAGCAATCAGTAGATGACGCCATCACTGCAGAACAACCAGATGATCGGGGTGACGCGATGGTTCTAACGACTGAGATACATATGCAAGCAGGTTATGCGAATCCAATACTTGGTTATAACCAGTCGCCTGGGATCTTAGACTCAGAATCCCGAGTCGAGAACTCTGATTGGGAAAACTTCCCGCAGGGCGACTCTGATGGTGACAGGACAGAATGAGACGAACACAAATAGTGACCTTGAGGCAGTATAAATACAATCATAAATCTACAGGACAATAGTAATGGCAACTCGATCAATACTAAACAATGGGACAGTCGCGAATGACGGCACGGGTGATTCACTTCGTGATGCTGCTACAAAGATAAACAACAACTTCGTTAACGTGTGGAGGGTTTTGGGATCTTCCGACTCGTACTTGTCGCAAAATATTTCGTTTGACTCTGATGGTGCGATTATATTCGAAGGAACAAACAACTACGTCACCAAACTGGCGGCAACAGACGCAACTTCTGAAAACTATACAATCACTTTACCAGCATCATCGGGGCAAGTGGTGTTGCGAGATACTGTTGATATTCTGGAGAATAAGACTCTACTACATCCAGTTATTGACGATATCCACGATATTGACGGCGACATACTTGTAGCATTCTCGAGTAGTGGCACACTACCAAACCATTTGGTGTTGTCTAACGGAGACAGTGCCAATGGTGTTGGGTTGACTATCGGCGGGGACAGCGGTGATGTTGACCTTCTCCTGAGCGGCATGAATAACGGCATTGTTCGGGTGAACGGTCGTGTTGTTCTCGATAACGAAACGATTGTAAATCACGAAGCAAGAGCATCGCTCACAAAGGCGACAACTCTGCTGAATAAATCGTCTACTCCGTTCCGAGTTTATCTCGACGACGGTCTTGACATTGGTGACGTCAAAAGGTTTGTCAACATTAATGTGGCAAAGTGTTATCTTGAACCAGTAAACTTTGCAAACGGAGCACAACTTGACGTTCTGCAAAATGCAGTTGTATCTTTAATTTGGACAGGTAATAATTGGCACTTATCAAGTGACACGGATGTGACCGTAAGATCCACAGTCGGCGCATCATAAGGAAGGGCATAGAAAATGGTTGCAACAGTATCAGACTTTTTTAAATGGGACATATTAGATCAGATTTATGATGATTATCTGAATCTGAATCTCGATTCTGGAGAGGATTCAGATCGTTTTTACATGGCAATCGGTCGAACTGAAGAGTGGGATTCGGACGCAACTCCTCCCATTCCTAATAGTTCTCGTGGAGAGACTCTTCGATTCCAAGAAAGTATTCAGTCAATGAAGTTGGTTCCCAACGTCACCTATGTTGTCCCACGATATAACTGGACTGCTGGACAGGTGTACGAGGCATGGGATAACAACTACGGATCGAACACTACCATTGCCCCATTCGGAGATATTCAGTATCCTTACTATGTCCTGACTGACGAGAATAACGTGTTCGTCTGTTTACAGCAAGGTCGAGCAGCAAACGGAACGCCAAAGAACTCACTGTTTAAACCCAACGATATTTCGGGTTATCCTTTCTCCGTTGGTGACGACGGATACGTTTGGAGATACATGTACACTGTCGGTACTGTTGAAGCATCAAACTAACCAACGTCAGGTTAAATGCCT